TGATGGACATGTAGACTGGCACCTTCCTCAACTTGGAGTTCACGTTGCTGACTCAGGACGTACCACGGTTAAGCTTAATGCTTCTGGCACCGTTGGCACCTATGAGAATTGGGGACCCCGTCGCGGTTGGGCAAACGTTCCCGCTTTAGGTGCTACAATTTCGATTGTAAATGATGCGGCTACTTCGGCTCAAGTTCCTTCCGCTCCTGTGGCAGGTCCACTCGACACGGCTACTGTTGCCCACCAAGTTATTGCTGGAGACTGGGGAAACGGCCAGGATCGCAAGGATCGTCTTGCCGCAGCGGGTTACGACTATGACACGGTCCAGGCTCTTGTCAATGAGATCCTTTCTGGAAACTCAGCCGTTCATCGCGCTTATGTAGTTCAGCCTGGAGATTCTCTTTCTGGAATTGCTGATCGTTTAGGCATTGCCGGCGGTTGGGAAGCTTTGTGGAATGCTAACAAGGCCCTCATTGAAGACCCCAACCTTATCTATGCCGGACAGGTCTTGGTTTTGCCATAATGGGAGACAAAGATCTAGTTTCAGGGTATGAGGTTCTCATCGATCCGATGGATGCAGAACAGTGTGATTCCTGCCAGTAATGGCGACTAATCGTGGGCCCCAAGTTGACTCTTACTTCTTGGGGCCCGCGTGCCATATTTTTAAGAGAGGAGATGGCGATGGCTGATATTGATAGTATTCTCAAAAGTATTAAAAGTCTGTTGAGCTTAGATCCGGCAGATACATCGTTTGACCTGCCTATCATCATTCACATTAATTCCGCTTTCTCAACTCTCACTCAAATTGGTGTTGGCCCAGAAGGTGGCTATTCTATCCACAATGACAGTGCTGTTTGGACTGACTTCCTGGGTAGCAAGACTAACATCGATAATGTTAAGACTTACATGTATTACCGAGTAAAGCTCATGTTTGATCCGCCTCCAACATCATTTGCTTTAGATGCGATTGACAAGCAAATTAAAGAACTTGAGTATCGGCTACTTATTTCTGAGGGCGGCACTGCTGCAGCGGCAGGTCCTATTCCCGGTCGCGCTTCCATTTGGGATCTTACAGGTCTTGATGACTTCCCTGTTGAAGCTCCAATTGGCGCTGTAGGTATTGATCTTATTAGTAATAACATCTATAGGAAGACCTAATGGGAAAAGAACTAATTGGCGTTATCAACGCTCCCAATCAAGGAACTTTAGATAATGCACAACTTACCGGTATGTTGGATACGCATATTAACGATGCAACGCCCCATCCGGCCTATGACGACATTCAGTCCCTTACGGGCCTATTCGAGAATGGAATTGCCTAATGTCATTAGCATCGCAACTCCAGACCCTTGCGACTCGCATTGGTACTGAGTTTAAGACAGTCCGTTCGGAAATTGTGGCTCTGGTCGGAGCAAAGTCTTCACTAACCACAACCGATAAATCCACCATTGTAGCTGCTATTAATGAAGTCAAGGCTTCTATTTCTGGCGCAGGCGCAGCTATCGACGACGTCACAGCAAGCACTACTAAGGTATATTCCTCATCGAAAACTAATAGTGCTATTGCCACTGCTGTAGCAAACTTAGTTAACTCGGCTCCTGGTACGTTGGATACCCTTGGTGAAATTGCCACGGCATTAGCTGCAGATGAAGCAACTGCTACTGCTTTGGCCACATCTGTTGGTAATCGCCTTCGCTTTGATGCAGCTCAATCTTTGACTGCACCACAGCAAGCTCAGGCTCAAACCAATATGAATGCTGCAGACGCTACTGCTGTCGGTAGTACTACAACCGACTTTGTTGCGACTTTCACTGCCGCTCTAATTTAGTAAGGAGTAAGCTATGAGTCTTGCTTCTCAAATTCAATCTCTGGCTACTCGTATCGGGACTGAGTTTAAAACCATTAGGACCGAGATAGCTACTAAGTTAACTATTCCTTCGGGCGGATCAACTAATCAAGTATTAACCAAGACCAACAATGTAGATATTACTGGTGGTGGAACTTATTCTTGGCAGAGTTTGCCGGCAAGAACCCTTCCTACTATATTTTATGCTTTTGGTAAATCGGGCGCTATCTGGACCAATCCGGGAAACTATATCGGTTCAGATCTTTTATTGATATATGGCACTGGCGAGTTATATTCGTTATTGGCAGATGTTGACCTTGGAAATTCATGGAGCTATATGACTACCCTAGCATTAGCTTCTTCCGTAAACACCAAAGCTCAAAATATTGCCATCGCAACAGCATTAGGAGGGTAGCATGAAAACTAGACTTAAAAACTATGTGTTTACCCCCGGTGCTGCGGGGGTAGGAACTCTTCAGTTAACTGACTATGCTGCAATTAGCAAAGAAGCCATTTTAATGGTGTTTAACCAAACCACAGGTGTTTGGCTCTATAACTTTGCTGATTCAACAATGCTGGGAACAGTTAGCGGTAATACACTTACTTTTGCTCAGGCTTCAAATGGGTTGTCTGCTTTAAGCACAGATAAGCTTCTTATCTATTATGAAGACGGTATTCCGACTTCAGACTTAATGCTTATCGGTGCCGCAGCCCAGACAGTTCTTGGTAATAACGCATTGCTTGCCACTGCCGGAGCAGGTTCTCAAGACTGTCTTGGTTTTAGGTCTGCAACCGTGCAAGTTGTTTCAACGGGTACTGCTGGTACGCATATCTTTGAAGGCTCTAATGATGGTACTAACTGGGTAACCATTCCGGTTTACAACATGACAGTCTTTACTGGTACCCCAATTAACGCAGCTATCACGGCAACTGCATCAACTATTGTTTATAGCTTACCAATCTTGACGCGCTTTATTCGTCACCGTATTGCAACCGCTATTACTGGTGGTTCTATCCAGGATATTACTCGTCTGTCTACTGCACCATTTGCTCCAGCCATTACACAAGTGGGTAACGCAACTGCAGCTAACTTACAGGCAACTGTTTCGGGTACTGTCACCGTTACTCAGGGTACTGCTGGAGCAGCTGCATGGCTTGCTAACCCGCTACACCCTGTTCAGGCTAACACTGCTGACACGGGCGCTAAGATTGCTACACCATTTAACGGTGCTACTCAAACTAACGCGGGTTCTAAGGGAGGCCTAATTGTATTCAATATAGGTGCAATTACTCTTGGTACTGGCGGTACGGCAACATTTAAGCTTCAAGGTTCTGCTGATGGTGGTACTACATGGGTAGATATTCCTGGTGCAACAACCGCTGCAATTACCCTAACGGGTGCTTATGGTATTATGTGTTATCCGGGGGCTACACCAGTAGCTGCTGTGGCAACTGTAGGTACTACCGCCGTAGTAAACGTACCACTTCCTCGTATTTGGCGCGTAGTTGGCACTTTTGCTGGATCGGGTTACTCGTTTACTATTACTAACGTCCAAGTTTCTCTCATCGTTTAGAAAGGAACAAAATGTCAGACTCGAAAGAACTCGGCAAAGAGTTCCTTGAGCATCATGGTGTTATTGGTATGCATTGGGGAACCCGTAAGGCTAACTTAGATCGAGTAGTTAATGCATACAAAAATGCGCCTAAGAAAGCTTTATCTCTTGTAACGGGAACTACTAAAGGAACGCCTCATCCCGATCATATCGAGGTTAAGGCAATCACCAAAAAGCATATCTCGACTCTTAGCACTTCTGAGATTCGCAAGGCTAATGATCGAATTAACACCGAAAATCAGTATAAGAAATTGAGACCCTCCACTGTAAACAATGGTAAAAAGATTGCCGCAGGAATTCTTGCAGCAACTACATTTGCTACCGGGGTATACAAGTTCTCAACAAGTAAAGCTGGTCAAAAGTCTATCGGCATTGGCCGATCTTTAGTTAAGTCGCTAGCTCAAAAAATGGCTACCACAACTATTGATTATGTAATTTAGAAAGGAGGTTGGCAATGAGTCTTTCAAACACGGCAGTACCAAAGTACTATGGTGAATTCCGTGAGGCGGTTCTTCGTGGTGAGATCCCTGTAAATAAGGAAATCGGCATGGAAATGAATCGCATTGACGAACTCATTGCCAACCCCTTCTATTACTACGACAATAAAGCAATTGATGGCTTTATTGATTTTTGTGAAACCGAGTTAACCTTAACCGATGGCAGCCCCGTCCATATGCTTGAGTCTTTTAAGCTCTGGGCTGAGCAACTTCTGGCTTGGTATTACTATGTAGAACGTAGCGTCTATGTTCCTTACGAAGGTAATCATGGGGGGCGTTACGTAACCAAGCTTATCAAGAAACGATTAACCGTTAAACAGTATTTAATTGTTGCGCGTGGTGCTGCTAAGTCAATGTATGCTGAATTTATTCAGGCATATTTCTTAAACATTGACACTGCGACTACCCATCAAATTACAACTGCCCCCACAATGAAGCAAGCCGAAGAAGTAATGGCTCCTTTCAGAACTGCCATTACTCGCGCGCCTGGGCCTCTTTTTAAATTCCTAACTGAAGGTTCCATGCAAAATACGACAGGCTCTAGAGCACTTCGTATGAAACTTGCTTCTACTAAAAAGGGAATTCAAAACTTCTTAACAGACTCTCTTCTTGAAGTACGTCCTATGTCAATTACCAAGCTGCAGGGACTTAGGCCCAAAGTAGCAACAGTTGACGAGTGGCTTTCGGGGGATGTCCGAGAAGATGTTATTGGTGCTATTGAACAGGGAGCTTCTAAACTTGACGACTTTGTCATTATTGCTATTAGTTCTGAAGGCACTGTTCGCAACGGTAGTGGTGACACTATCAAAATGGAGCTTGCCAAGATACTTAAAGGCGACTACGTAGCCCCACATATTTCAATCTTCCACTATAAGTTAGATACCATAGAAGAAGTCAATGACCCCGCAATGTGGCTTAAAGCTCAGCCTAATCTGGGTAAGACCGTAACTTATGAAGTCTACCAACTGGACGTGGAACGTGCTGAGAATAACCCCGCAGTACGTAATGATATTCTTGCCAAGCGTTTTGGTATTCCTATGGAAGGTTACACCTACTACTTTACGTATGAGGAAACCCTTCCGTTTACCCCAAGACGTGATCAACGATTTAGTGGAATGCAATGCGCAATGGGAGCGGACCTTTCTCAAGGTGATGACTTCTGTGCATTTACATTCTTATTTCCATTGCCTGATGAATCTTTCGGTGTTAAAACGCGAAGTTATATTTCTCAAAATACTCTTTTAAAATTGCCCGGAGCAATGCGAGCAAAATACCAAGAATTTATTGATGAAGGAAGTCTTCACGTTCTTGATGGGATAGTTTTAGACATGATGCAAGTCTATGACAATCTGCAAGCGCATATTGATGTTTTCAAGTATGATATTTGTGCTTTTGGATACGACCCCTATAACGCTAAAGAATTCATCGAGCGTTGGGAAGTAATGAATGGGCCTTATGGTATTGAGAAAGTTATCCAAGGGGCTAAGACCGAGTCTGTTCCTCTCGGTGAAATTAAGAAACTTAGTACCGAAAGGCTCTTAATCTTTGACGAAGAACTAATGATGTTTGCTATGGGAAACTGCGTGACGATGGAAGACACCAACGGTAACCGCAAACTATTTAAGAAGCGTCAAGAAGCTAAGATCGATAACGTGGCAGCTCTTATGGATGCTTACGTTGCTTGGAAAGCCCATAAGAGTGAATTTGACTAGGAGGTGAAATGACAACACCTAAAGATCTGTCTCAAGTTACACTAGCGCATATTGGTGTTTTAGGTATGCACTGGGGTCATCGCAAACTTAGAGCAGAAGAACGAAGGCAATACAAAATTGCTAGTTCTAAAAAGACTTCTCTCAACCCATTTGGAGATGATCGAAGTCTAACTACGGTTAAACTGGGAGAAGCAGCAGCTGCAGCATCTGTTGCTGCGGTTGGCTCCATTGCTCTTACCCGTGTATTTCGAAAGAATCCTAAAGTTCAAGTTGGTCTAAGAGCAGCTAATATTATTCTAGGTGCTGCCTCTATTGGTCTTGCTGGAGCAGAGTTTAGATCTTCTCGAAGAGACGTTATCAATAAATACGGAACCTCAATCGTAAAGGAAACAAAATGACAGACCAAGTAGATGATTTCCTTGAGCATCATGGGGTTCTCGGTCAACACTGGGGAACCCGCAAAGCACGACTTCAATGCGTTGCCAACGGTTATGCTAAGGCGCCTAGCCGAGCAGTAAATGTTGCCACTGCGGCAACTAATGCGTCACGTACGGTTGCAGGGAAAGTTGCCAACGCTTATGCTAAGGCGCCTAGCCGAGCAGTAAATGCTTACGCCAGTAGTGGCTCTCGTGGAAAAGCTTTAGCGTCTAAGATCTTATCTGCCTCTGGTAAAGCAGCCAAGACTTACAAGCTTGTTAACCACAAGTCGGCTAAAGCGGGGATGAATGCAGTTAAGAACTTGTTAGGTGGATATTCTAAGGCTACCTCTGGTGTTCGTAAGGTTGCAAATAGTACCCCCCACGTAACCCCGGCTAAGGCTCTTCAAGGCCTTGAGAATAGTAAGCCTGGACAAGCAAGTATTAAGGCGTATACGAAAGCCACTTCGGGAATTCGTAAGTTTGCAAATATTACTCCCAAAACAACTCCGGGTAGGGCTATAAAGGCTGCACAGAATATTGCTTCTAGAAGTAGTAAAGCAGCCAATACGCCAAACAAATAAAGTATCCCGTCATGCCATACTCACCATAGAAAGGAGGTGACATGTAGTGGTGTCTATATTTGACAGAATTTCTTCTGGAGCAGATCGCTTGGCACATGCTTGGAATGCTTTCTCAAAACGTCCAAGTGAAGTAATAGCTCCCGATCGTATTAATTATGGGATCTCAACTAGCTACGGTGGACGTCCTGATCGAACACGAATTACTGCAGCAAGCGATCGTTCCATTATATCGTCTATTTACACTCGATTAAGCATGGATGTTGCTGCCGTTAATATTAGCCACGTTTACCTAGATCAAAATAAGCAGTTTATTAGAGAAGCTAACAGTGGGCTTAATAACTGTTTGACTCTTGAAGCTAACATTGATCAAGGTGCTCGGGCATTTAGACAAGACATTGCGATGATGCTTTTTGATAAGGGTGTTGCCGCTATTGTTCCTGTTGACACTTCTGATATGCCTCTCATTTCAGGGTCATGGGACATTCTTACAATGCGTGTTGCTGAGATCATTCAATGGTATCCGCAGTTTGTTCGTGTTCGTGTTTACAACGAACAAACGGGAAAGAAAGAAGAACTAACTCTTCCCAAGAGCATGGTGGCTATTGTTGAGAATCCCTTAAGTCAGGTTATGAATGAACCTAACTCAACTCTACAGCGATTGATTCGAACTTTGAGTCTTACCGATACTGTAGATGAGGCCGCTGGTTCAGGAAAACTTGATTTAATTATTCAACTTCCATATGTCATCCGTAATGAGACTAAAAAGAATCAAGCCGACGAGCGGGCCCGAGATATTGAAATGCAGTTAAAATCGTCTAAATACGGTATTGCTTATACTGATGGAACTGAAAAAGTTACTCAGTTAAACAGACCCGTAGAGAACACCATGCTAGCAAAGGTGCAGTTCTTGACGACGTTACTGTATAGTCAATTAGGCCTAACTGAAGCCATCTTTAATGGAACTGCTGATGATAAGACTATTATCAATTATCACAACCGAACGATTGAGCCGGTGCTTGCTGCGATTGCAGAAGCAATGAAGAGAACCTTCCTAACCAAAACTGCTCGTACTCAAGGTCAGTCTATTGAGTATCGTCGTGATCCATTCAAGATGCTGGCTATTACTGAAATTGGCGATCTTGCCGATAAGCTCACTCGAAATGAGATTCTATCCTCGAACGAGTTCCGTTCTCTGCTTGGCTTTAAGCCATCGGTAGATCCAAATGCGGATAAGCTCCTGAATAAGAACCTTCCCATCCAGGCACAGCCGGCAGGCGCGCCACCACAAGAGATGACTGCGACACCAATTCGTCCGCAGCCTACTCCGCAATTGGCGCTTCCTGCTTCACCTGGGGATACACCTGTATCTATGCTGTCGTCATAAAGAGAGGAGTAAAGATCAAAATGGAAGCAGATTTTAGTGGCTGGGCTACTAAGAGTGGTATCAAGTGCAGTGATGGACGTACCATCATGCCGGATGCCTTCAAGCATCAGGACCGAATGCGGGTTCCTCTTGTCTGGCAGCATCAGCACAATGGGCCTGAGAACATTCTTGGCCATGCTATTCTTGAGAACCGTCCCAACGGAGTATACATGTATGGATACTTCAATGGAACCGAACAAGGACAGATGGGTCGAGATCTCGTTAAGCACAAGGATGTTGAGTCTTTGTCTATTTACGCGGTACGTCTTCAGCAGCAGGGCAGCTTTGTCCAACATGGAGATATTACCGAAGTTAGTCTTGTATTAGCGGGAGCTAACATGGGGGCTAAGATTGACAACGTTGCTTTATCCCACGGAGATGGAACCTATGACATCTCAGACGAAGAAGCAGTTATCTTCACGGGGGAAAATCTAGAACATGAAAATCCAGAAGGAGAAATTGTGGGAGACCAGAAGAAGCCCTTAGTGGATGACGAAGAAGTTATTGAGCATGCAGATGGCGCTGAGACTACCGTACAAGAAGTGTACGATGCGTTTACGCCGGAGCAGCTTGACGTCGTTCACTACCTCATTGGCGAAGCCTTAAACAATGAGAACGAAGACACAGAGGCACAGCACGGAATTGACAGCGAGGCCGTTCTCGCACACATCGACAGCCAGATTCAGGAAGGATTTGACGAAATGACGCGTAACTTATTCGAGCAGAACGGCAAGGGCGGCCAAGAGGAATTGCCCCACCTTTCGCACGAGCAGATTCAGACCATCTTCAAGGATGGTGACAAGTATGGCTCGCTCAAGGAGTCTTTCTTGGCTCACGCAGGAGAGTATGGTATCGACAACATCGACCTGCTCTTTCCGAACGCGCAGGTTGACGGCAATGGTATTACGTACCTCAGCCGTCGTATGGAGTGGGTTGCAGCCGTCCTCGATGGTGTTAAGCACTCCCCCTTCTCGCGTATCAAGTCGTTCAGCGCTGACATTACGGCGGATGAAGCCCGTGCAAAGGGTTACGTCAAGGGCGATCTGAAGAAGGACGAAGTTATCAAGATGCTTCGTCGCACGACCACGCCTCAGACGGTCTACAAGAAGCAGAAGCTTGACCGTGATGACATCCTTGACATCACTGAGGTTGACATCATCGCATGGATCAAGGGCGAAATGCGTCTCATGCTTGACGAGGAAATCGCGCGCAGCATCCTGGTTGGCGACAACCGCGCTGCAGATGACCCCGACAAGATCAACGAGGACAACGTCCGTCCGATTGCATATGACATCGACATGTACAACACGTCCATTCCGCTTGACCCGACCCTTACGACTGTCGCGCTTATCGATGCAATCGTAACCGGTCTGAACAAGTTCAAGGGTACGGGCACTCCAGTGCTCTACACGACTCGCGCAGTCTACACCAAGATGCTCCTGTCGAAGGACACGATGAACCGTCGTCTCTACGCAACCAAGGCGGAACTTGCAGATGCACTTACTGTCGCCGACATCGTCACGGTTGAGGCAATGGAGATTAACTCGGACCTCTTTGGTGTTTGCGTTAATCTCATGGACTACACCGTCGGTGCAGACAAGGGCGGAGAGATCAACCTCTTCGATTTCTTTGACCTGGATTACAACCAGCAGAAGTACCTGTTGGAGACTCGCATCTCGGGTGCGCTTACGCGTCCGAAGTCTGCCGTTACTTTCACCCTGCTTGCCGCTGACATCGTGACGCCGGTTCACCCGACGTTCGTTAACGCCACTGGTATTGCTACGGTTCCTAGCCAGACTGGTGTTGTGTACACAAACGCTGACACCGGAGCTACGCTTACCGCTGGTGCGCAGTCGGCAATCGCTGTTGGACAGACGCTCAACATCACGGCTGTTCCTGCAACCAACTACGGCTTCCACCACGACGCCGTGTTCGAGTTCTCGTTCACGCGTACCGTCTAGTCTAAGGCAAAATAATGGCAAAGTTTCACGGTCTAATTGGCTACGGCCACAACCAAGAAACCGCGCCAGGAGTGTGGGAGGACGTCATCACTGAGAAAACTTACAGTGGTGACGTCCTCACCAATTCGCGCAGGCTAGTACAAGCTCCTCGTCGACTTAGCCCAACGGGTGAAGTTAACGATGATATCACTGTGGGTAATGCCATTAGTATTTTGGCAGATCCATATGCTTCGGCTAATTACTTTACCATGAGATATGTCGTTTGGCAGGGCGTCCGATGGATAGCATCAGAGGTCAAGGTTGCCGAAAGACGACTAATTATATCCTTGGGGGGTGTGTACAATGGGCCGACGGCTTGAGCTTCAGACACTTCTGGAAGATTTAATAGGCGAAAATGGACATGTGTATTTTCAGCCCCCAAATCAAATTACTATCCTATATCCATGCATAGTATACACTAGATATCAGGAACGTACTTTACACGCGGATAACAAGCCATATTTGCAAAGACCTAGATACACTGTCACGATCATAACGCGTGATCCAGACAGTGACTTAGTGGAAAAAGTAGGGTCATTACCTCTTTGTGCTTTT